GTGGCAGATATCGCAGTGGTAATTGCAATGCGTTTCCAAACTGGTGTGCCACCTGCGCTGGAATCTTCAATCACACACACTGCCAAACATTCTGTGCCAGAATCTCCATTGGAGCAGAATGCCACATCGCCTTGCACACGATCTGTGCGTGCATTCAGCTGACTCACAGTCTGTGGTTTAAGATTTAATATTTCTTCCAGTAAAACTTTGCCAGTGGCAGGATCCAGTGTCAATGCTGTGCTGGTAGAGCTGTTGATTTCGTCTGGCAGATAAGTGGCATCAATTTTGGTGCTGGCATTCAATGGTGCCACACCACTCACTTGTCCACGACCGTTGATCACTATTTTTAATTCATCCAGTGCTGCCTTGATGTCCACCCTTGCTGCTGCTGGTGAATCTGTGCCCGAATCTAAATTGGTCGTTACTACGTTTGCTGCTGTGGCCCATGCCATAATCTACTCCTGTTGGTTAATATTTATCGGTGCCGCTTGGTATACTGCTGCAAAAATTGTTTAGACCCAAAAAAAGGGCCTTTTTGCCACAATAAACCTGCAAAAAACCAGTCAATGCAAGCGTTTTAAACGGTACCTTCAACATATCCTATTTTTATGTAGTTGTCATCCACGTACACGTTTAAAGCTGTTGTGACGTAATCTGTGTTCACATAACCAGAATCCACGTAAAGGCCGTCGATCTCAACCTGGAAACCTAACTGCGGGGCGCCGGGTGATTGTTGGCTCCTACCCAACGCGTTCTGTTTGGATGCTCCTAACATGTTATGAATAGTTCTTGTTCAGGCTGCCCCAATAGGTTCCGCCTATGTAGCTGATGCTCATAACATCTGTTGCCAGCGCTGTTGCAGTGAGAGTTTTGTCGCCAGCGGCGAACAACATGCGCCCAGCCGAATCCAACCCCTCTGTGAATGTTCTACCACCAGTGCCGTCCTGTGTCAAAAATAATGTGACCGTCTGGCCTTCTCTGGCATCCACAAATCCAGTGAATGTGATGTTGCCGGTCAACCTCATGCGCTGCGTGTTGCCGTTGGCCACCGTGACGGAGAATGAACCTGTGACATTGCCCGCATTGTAAACTGTTTCTGCGTAGTCTTTGAATTCTACCTGTCGTAATATTTTGTCATTGCACACAATGGCGCCAGTGCCGTTTGGTACAATTTCTATGTTGCCGTTCACTCCATCAAAAATTTTAAGATAACCAGAATTTAAACCCGCGTTGGTGTTAATGGTCAAATCTCCAGTGCCGTATGTGGATAATATTTGATTCTGATTGTACACACCCAACAATACTCTACCCTGGTACGTTTCAAATATCATGTCATTTATATTAACTCCACTTTGCCCCGTGCCTCTGCTAACGTAAATTCTGTTGTATTCAGCTACCCCAGCCGAATTTGGGTAGTTTGCTCTTGTTAAAGAACCCGTAATTTCAGCATTATCGGTGACAGTGAAACCGTCCTGGAAATAAGTGTCACCTTGAATAACCTGAGTACCAGAATCAGCTGTTATGTTAATTGAAGAACCGTTAATGTTTACTACGCCAGTGGAGTATAAATTTTTTATTATACTTGTAAATGAACCAGCTGGCGTAAGGCTAATGGTGCCTGTGCCTGTGGTTGTTAACGCAATATTGCCATTGTTGCCACCCGCAATCGCAACAGCACCGTTGGATACGTTGTAAGCGTTTAATGTAATAGCTCCACCTGTGCTGGATCCCCCCGCCTGCAGACTCAAACTTTCGCCCGTGGTTGTGATGTTGAATGTGTCTGGCAGAGTGGTTCTGGTGTCACCTATGATGGTGTTGGTCTGTAGGTTGATCTGACCCTGCGAACTTCCACTTTTGCCAGCTGTGATGGTTATGTCGTTGTCTACAATATTTGAATTGCTGGTCTGCAGAGATATGCTGGCAGGAGCAATGGTGCTGCTGGTTGTAATCGTAAATCCATTTAAATCTAAGTTACCACCCAGTTGTGGTGTGGTGTCATCCACAATGTCCCCGCTGCCACCACCACCCGCTATGGTGACCACAGGTCCTGCACCCACACTCACTGTGGTGCCGCCGGACCCCACAAACTGCAGCGTGGACCCGCCTATGCTGCCTATCTGTAGTGAATCACCGGAAGAGTCGTCACCCACCACGTTGAACTCAAACGGGTACACCTCGTCAGAACCGAAAGCATTTTGCATAAAACCATAATAATTGGTACCGTCAAACATGATGGTGGCCATATCTTTTGCGCCGTTCAAAGGCGTCAGACTTTCTGCGCCGTTCTCAAATGGTATGGTGCTGGTGAGATCGAAGGTGGCGCCCGCGGCGGGTTGTTTGAATATTATTTTGATGATTTGACCTGCTATGGGATTGGCGAAAGCATTAATGGTCATGTTGCCAGACAATGTCACTACCTGTATCTCGCCGTTAGCTGCGTCTGGTGTAACTGTGCCGGATGTCGCCAGACCGGTGTACACGTTGCTAGCCAAAATATTCACGGCGTCCGACATCTTCTTTAGTTCGGGTCTGCTGGCTGCCACTGAGTCTGCGTTAGAATCAAATGCAGCACTGTTGGGTAATATGTTGGGCCAAGACATTATGTGTTCTCCCTGATGTTGCCGTTGCTGTCTGCTACCAGCAGCGGTAAGAATTGCGCCTGCACGTCCAGTCTGCAGTCTATCCTGCGACGCTTGCCGTAGCTGTCCGCGTCAAATATATTTAACACCACTGGTGTGCTGCTCTTGTCGACCAGCACTATAGGCACTTCTGAATCCTGTGCCGAATCACCCAGACTTTGTATGTGTGCTTGTGTGAGTATGTTAGTGATCTTGCCTGTGTTCACATTGAACGTAAGGTTGCGCTGCCCCACACTACCTGTCAGTGTGCTGGTGTTGATGTCTGCTTGTGTAATGGTTCTCAGTGTGGTGCTGAAAGATGGAGTGATGTCACTGATGGCAGGAGCAATGTCTGACGCGCTGCTCTGCGCAAGATTGATTTCAAACTGGAAGTATCTGCCGTACAGTGCATTCACAGGATTTTGGCCGGGCGTCACATTATATGTGGTGGCACCCACAATTGCTCCTGCGCTGTCCAACGCTGTGCCGTAATATACGTTGGTGCTGGCAGGCAGACTGGCACTGATGCTCAACAACGTGTTTACAAAATCCACGTAACCTAAATCATACACCTGTGTGGTGAACTGCAGCGTGCTGCTGGGTGTGCCAGACCATTCTGTGAATGCAGTCCATGTGGCGTAACTGCTCCATGTTTGAGTGCCCTTGGTCACGTACACACTGTTCACGCTGTCAAAATATCCTGTGCCTGGCATCTATGCTCCTAGATTGGTTGCGCCTGCAGTGTTTGCCCCGTAGGTGCTTGCAAGATAGTTTACAAAATATTCTAGATCAAACACGGGGTAGGATCTGCCTACGGCCTGCGCTGCTGCTTTTAGCTGTAATTCACAAGGACGTGCAACAGGTGTCTTTGGATTGATTGGCAGTCCCGGCGCCCAATATCCAAAAAACTCTGCCACAGCTGGCAGCATTAAATTGTACAATTTCTCCTTGCCCTGTATGTATTCCACACCGCGCACTTCGTAAAAAAGGTTTTTGTTCATGGTAAAACCAGGAATGCTTGCTGGCAGTCTCTTGCCATTAGCGTCAGTGGATCCAAATGGGAAACCTTGAGGATAGGATAATCCTGTGCTCCAGTTGATTCTTACTTCATTTTTATTGTTGTCGAACGCTCTGAATCTCACATGAGTGATCAAACCATTTTTTGGCGCTGCGATAAATTGTATGCCACTCTCAATACGTCCGCTGCCCACTGGAAAAAACAGTATGTGATTGCCCTCTCTCCAACCTTCAGCAAAAGTGCCGGTGTTGGCAGGATCATTTCTAATCACAGGATCAGCAGCATCAAAAATTAACCCAGCAAATTGTGGTAAAATTGGTGTTGCGTATTGGAAAATGTGTGGTGGTGGATCTGGTGGTTGTATGGGTGGTGGTTGTATAGGCATAGGCACTGGTTCAGGATCTGGTGTAGGGTTTGGGTTGTCTTTTTGGTCGCCCTTCACATAAGGGTATATGGTGGCCACGTGCTCAGTGGCAGATATCGCTATGTTGCCGTCCACATTCAGTTTCATGTTGATTATTCTGTATGTTTTTAAGTTTAAATTCAGCACAGTGTCAGTGATCCTTATGATGTCTCCTGGCACCAGATTGATTAATTCCTGCGTGGCAGTGAATTCAATGCCGGTCTGTGTTCTGCTTTTGAGATAGATGTATCTGGCCATGTTCTGGGCTATGTACTCGTTGGTCAGCGTGCCGAATGTGAATTCCCCAGACAACTCCTCGTCGTCGTCTATGGCCAAATCCTGCGCGTCGTTGTAAAAGGCCTGCTGCACTGTGAAGTCCCTGTTGGGGTCCACATAGTTCACAATCACCTGATTGTACTTGCTGGTTTTGGTTTCACCCGTGAGTGTGATGCCTCCCACGATCTCGTTGGTGTCCACATCGTATGCAGTGGTAACCACTGCGCTTGTTATGTCTGTGGGGTGCCCACCATCTTCAATTATAAGTCTGTATCTGCCCTGCACGTAGGGTAAAATTGCTCTGGCGCCGCCTATTAAGGTTTTTACATTGTCCAGCAATTTGGTTCTGGTGTCCAGCGCAGCGCAACAGGTCATAATCGGTCCTGTGATGCTGTCAAAATATGTGACCGTTTGGTTTAGTTTGGTAGCTGCTGTCTTAAAACTTGCCGCGTCGATCTCATCTCTGCTGATGCCGCAACCATATCTAGGATTCATCATGTAATCCAACAACACGTTGGCAGGATTGGTGCCTTCCAGACCTGTATAAGTTTTGGTAAGACTGCCATACACTGTGCTGAGTTGAGCGCCTGTGCTGTGTGTGGTCACGTCATAAATTTTTTTGCCATGCACGTCGAACTGCACCCTTGGAACACCACCCTGGTAAGGGTTGTTGTCCGCGTCTGCCTGATCGTTGATGGGTTTCCATTCAAATCTCATTGCAGCGTAGGCCACTCCTGGCAGGGTGCGTTTTTTACTTGCCCATGATGGTAACTCGTTCAGCAGACTGCTTTGCGCTTGGCCTTCGGTGCCCATAAAAAATTGCATCTTTATTCTGCCTGAATATCTACCACCCACCTCAAACTGCGTTTCCGCAGGATACATGGCAGCGCCGTTGGCAGGTGCTTCCAGCGTGTTGTCATCTAAAAAGATTTTTTTAATCCCAGCAATCTCACCCTCACAGATCACATAGCAAGCGTAAAGAAAGGCGTTGTTGGTGCCGCTGGTCTCAACAAAAATTAAGGTGCCGCCCACTCGCCTGTAACCGTATATTACAGGTATGCCTTCTATGGTGCCTGTCTTGCTAAGCAGCACTCCCTGCTCTTGTTCTGCACCACCACCCACATCAGGAGCACCCATGGGTTTGATGTTGAATCCGAAGAAGTCACCCACAAAACCTGTGACTTTTTTGACCACTTTTTTTAATACTCTGCCTATGCCTCTGCCTATGCCACCCATTATGCCAATCCTTTCATGTGAATGTAACCCACACAATCAGCACCCTTGCTGCGATAGAACGATTGTGCTCTGTCTAAAAATGCTACTGTGGGTTTGAATTCTGCGGTATGAGCTATGCACATGGCCTGCATAATGGTTGCTCCCGCTTTATAAAACTCGTCTTCGCAAGTCTGCCACAGTTGGTCCGACAGTGTTTTGCTTCTCACATCTGGTCGCACAAAAAACATCACCACATTGCCTATGATGATGTTGTTGTATAATTTTTGTGTTAATTGAGTGGCAGCATAAGCAATTATTTCGCCATCCTGCTCACACACAAAGATTTCAAAGTTGGGATCAATCAGTGCCATCCTAAAATTTTCAAAACAAACAGATTCGTCCAGCGGATCGTGATCTCCCAGTTCAGCACTGGCAGCATGGTGCTTTATTATGTCTTTCATTTTGTACATTTCTTTGGCCTTTAATTTGCGTATGTCGTGCATTATGCTTTGCCCCACTTTATATCTTTAAGAGTAACAGAACTATATTCCATACTAAAATCATCGGGGTGTTCAATCTGCATGCTGCCAATGTTGGTTCTCCTGCCAGCTTTCTTGTCAAAATTGATAAACTGGCTGCTGATCTCCAATGAAATTGTGGCGGTGTCCTCCTCGTTCACGACCTGGTAACCGCTGATTCTACCTTTGAATATTATAACAGCGTTGTCTCCCGCAGAGTCACCTATGAGCTGGTTGTTGCTAACGTTTAAGAATGCCCTGCGCACAGTGACTGGTTGGTTGATAATGTTGCTCACAGCAAAAGAAGTCACGTTCGCCAGTGTGAGTGCGCTGATTTGCAGAGTCACACTTACAATCTGCAGGTCAGCGTTCTCCTCAGTTTCGCTGATGCTTAAGAACTCGCCCTGAGCCGTGTAGGTGTTTGAATTGAACGTTATATTGAAGGGTGCGTCTGTGTATCTGGTCACGCTTGCATCTGGCATTGTGATGTCCAGCAGCACCACGCTAATAAGAGTGTTTCCTGAGAGATATGTATTCTGCTTTGCCGACAAGCTGCGCGTCATTATATTACCTCTTGTATGTCTAACCTATATCCCACTAAACCGTTGTTGGTGTATGAATACTCCTGCAGGTCGTTGGTAGCAAACACAGTAAAAGGCACACCCTCGTATGTGATGGTGCTTGAATTTGTGATTGCACTCACAAGCGGCGGTTCAATTGTGACGCTTTGGTTTCCATTTGACGTCCAGAGAACACCGTTTGTGTTCGTAACCATGTACACCTTTGTGTGGCTGGCGAATCTAATAACCATGCCTGGCTCCCATCTGGTTCCGTTTATTACGCCCGCTGTGGTGGCGTTGACTGACACTGTTGTAGCGCCAGCTGCAGTAGCGCCGTTAACCGTAAAAACTGGTGTGGGCGATCCTTTAAGGGTGCCATTGAATTCGCTTACGCCCGGTATGACCACGTTGAATTCATTGAGAGGCCCTCTTGCCTTGGCCAAGAACGCTTTTATTTTCTTGTATTGACTTTGTGTGTCCGGTGTAAATTCCAGTGTGCCACCCCATAATGTTGTGGAATTACTTGCTCTTATGGTTCTACCACTTGCCGTTCTTGTTATTTTTGTTTCAGTCTTCTGCGAGAAGTTTACCGCGGTTATGCCCACGGTTGAATCCACTGCGGTAATTTTTGGTGTCTGGTTTACGTAATAATCTGTAAGGTTTCCTATGTTGGCCATTATTGTGTCGCTCCTATTCTGCCGCGTTTGTTGGTTGCTTCATTAATTATGCCCACGATCGTGTTTCTGCGGTTTATTAAGATTTCATCAAATCCCTGAGCGTCCACTGTGCTGATGTTGAAGTTAACTGTGGTGCTGCCCATGTTTAGATTTTCGTTTGGTATTATGGTGCCGGTCTGTCTAGGCACGTAAAGTTCTGGTCCTCGTTCGCCCACGATAGAGGGTCTGTTGCCCGGAATGGTTCCACCGTCTGCAAATCCAAGGAAACTAAAAAACCCGCCACCTCCTCCACCGCCGCCGAAGGCAGCAAGTATTGCCTGCAAAGCAATTTGACGTTGCAGAGCGGTGTTTTGTTTTCTAATTAAATTTTCTTGTATCGCTGCGTTGTCAACTCTTCTCTTTTCAAGATAGTCCAACAGTGTGGTGTAACCTATTTGTATTAGCAACCTTATTCCAAGCTCAATCACGCTGCTGATCAGCTTTGACGCCAACTCCTTTGCGATGCTAGCGAAAGTTATCTGTATCTTTTCACCGTACACCAGCGCTCTGGCTAGACCGTCTGCGAAACCCTTAATGCCCTTGTTAACAGTGTCAATTAACAACACACCTATGCTGTCTAAATTTAATAAATTTTTAATTAATTGATCGTTTTGCGCTTTAAAATTAAGCAATGTATTTTTTGAAGCTTGCTCAATTTTTTGCATTAATGAAAGTTCAACTTTTTTAGTTGCTGTGGTTTGATCATTTATATTTTTGCTTGATATTGGTGTATTATTAAATCCTTGCACAGCGTTTTTAGAAGCATTAACTTGATTTTTAAAGTCTTCAAAACTGCTGGTGTCAATGCCCACCTGCTTGGCGAGA